TGCCCGCTTCACAAGCCCAACCAACTGTGACTCTCGCCACATCTTTGAAAGGTTGTGTGCCAATCAAAACATTGAATACTGCTTGATCACAAATAGGAATTGGCCTGTTGATTGCATTAGTAAAGATATTGAAAACCATATCTTTCACATATTCTGAAACGCCACCAAAAGTTCCTACATTGTAGATAACATTGTTTTTGAATTGTTCATAAACATATGGACCATAGGACTGTTTCAGATTGTCATCACCCCAAGGTTCATCTTTGTAACGAAGCCCTTCAGATGCAACGATTAATTTAACCATTGAACCTGGTGTCATTTCTCTTTCAATGTGTTCAAATGGATCTTTTTGGAAGTAAACATCTTTCACATCGGTTGTCACAACTAATCTATATTTTGCCCAGTTTGTTCTGAGATATTCATAGATTGATAAGAATCTCAAAACGTGGATTGGAACACCATCAACATGAGCCATTGGAGCAACAATGACACCTTGTTCTTTTAACCAATCGATTGTTTTTTGTGTTGTTTTACCTGCAACTAGAACAACATCGTTATCACCAGCAACTTCTTTTGCTGACAACACCCAAGGTTTTAACTGATTGATTTCGTAGTTGGTGAAACCACCGATAATTAAATTTTTCTCCACGGAAATTCTCCATTATATTTTTCATTCATCACTCTGTTGCCATTTAAAAAGAAGTCTGCATTAACAGAACCAGCATTACCATCAACACGATAGTTGACAGTATACTTTCCTGTGCAGTCGAATTTAGGAAAATGTTGTGATAACACATTCAACCAAACACGATCTTGACCCCAACCGCCATGCCATACCTGTGCTAATTTTATCGCAACTTCAGTTTTAATGCAATAGCAATTAGTATCTATATGATTAACACCATGATATGTTTGCCACTTACCAAGTGATTCACAATCGTCATTACATATGTATTGACCATCTTTTGTGCATACCTTTCGGAGCGAATAGGACCAGTCCAGGTTCTTTTCTTCTATTGTCTTGATGCAGTTATTGATATGATCTGGTTCAAACCAACAATCTTGATCCAGGTAAACCACATACTTGGTATCAATTAGGTGAGTGAACGCTGCATAGACTCTGTGACCATAGAATCCGTTTTCGCCGACATTAAGTGGCAGAAAACATCGTGTTAAGTTTTTTCTATCTAAAAAATCATCTGAAATGATTCTTGTTCTAGAATGTGATTTCGGTCCATCCGCAACAACATAACACTTTGTATCATAGGATTGATTCAGTACACTACGAATAGCATCTTTCAACTCTGGTGCACCAGTAGTTGGTATAATCACAGTCACGCTCATAATTTAACCTCTTGTAAGTTTCAATATAATTTCTATTTGTTTTTCAATAATAGGTTTGCGATTTGGCCAGTAGATATATTCTTTGTCGCCTGTACTATGTAGTTTCTTCAGGAGAGGCACAATTATTTTCTCAATATCTTCTAGTCTTTTTTTATAGTCTTCGGCTGTCTGTTCTGTTTTATTGATTACTGAATTATAGTCTTCTTCCGATACGGCAGAAAAACCGTAATCGAAATCGGATTCTTTATATTCTTTTAAAATTTTGTCGAATTCGTTTAGTGGCATTTATAAGTCTCTTACTGAGTTAAATCAATTCTGAATGCAACACCAGTTATTCCGCCTCTGGATTTTCCTCTTATGTCAAATTTAACTTTTCTTTTGACACTCTCAACGTATTGACCATCAATTTCATGGAAACCTTTAGGACTAATAATACTATCAGCTGATGCACCTTTATAGTTTTTAAGTGATATTTCACCAGTCATTGCTTCATACAATAATGCAGTTGTGAAGTCATCATCACTTTCAACATATTTTAATAAAGATGACATTAGTGCTTCTTTGTTATTTTCCAACCAATATTCATAGTTTTTGTCTTGAATAATTTTACCATTCTTTAAAAATTCTGTAATAACTTTGGGAGAAGCTTCTTTTTCTATACGAGCCAGATTACTTGTTGAAAGCAATCTTGTTGGCATCTTTTTCAGTCCTTCAATAATGGATACAAGAACTTTACTTTCTTTTTGTGAATGCAAATGTTTGGCTGCAGATTCAAATAGTTCAGCTGACGATGCTCCTTGTCCAGATGCAAGTTGAACGGGACCAGCCATTTTAACCGAAACTGTATGAAGTTTTGAACCAACTTTAAGTACAATATCGGTTTTTGGTTCTGGTTTTGCATAAATCGAACCGAATGGACCTTTTGGATCATCAGAGTGCCAAATTTCAATTTTGTTTCTGCCGGCATATTTCAAAATATGGTCAACACATTCGTCGGCCTGTTTTAAAATTTTACTAGAATAACTCTTTGTAAATGTCTTTTGTTCGTTATTCTTTATACGCATTTTTTCAACAATACACCATTCTAAATCAACACCTTCTGAAGCTGCCATTATTATCTCCAAATGAAAGTATTTATCTTATGATTTGTATCTCTTTACCTGAAGTCCACACCTCTAGATCAGTTTTCAATTTATTTTCCGTTTGTAATGTTGCATACCGACCAGCAGCCTTATTTTGCCACCAACGAATCAAATTGACAAGATAGTGTTTCTCATGGTTTTCACCAGGAATTAGTTTATCAGTTTTGCAGTTGACGTAATCGATCATGTTCTTGAAACCATAATCACTGATATAGTATCTCTTCTGTTCTGTCAGGTTCTTTGCTTTACTTATTGTATCATTAAAGTCACTTAATGCGTCTTTATCAGCCTTTAATGCACTTTTAGTCATAGCAATGATTGTCATTGTTGTTTTTAGTTTTTTACTTGATGATTCCGGATCAACAATATCTCCAACTTTACTTTCAACAAATTCTTTCAGGTCTTCGTAAGGTTTACCATGCATAAGTGGTACAAAATCACTATCAGTTAAACCTTTGAAACGAATGAATGGTTTCATACCATCATATTGAGAAACTGTCTTTGTACTACCATACAAACTGGTTGTCTCAAACAAACATAGGTTCATGCCATATTTCTTGTTGACGATTTCACGAACTTCATGTGATGTACAAATACTTGCAAGAAGTTTACCACCAAGATAATTGTAACCAAATGGTTGTGCAGGAACAATTACGAATCCCATCATTGCAGAATCGTTGAATCGTTTTGCCCACTCTGGTTGTTGAGTGAATACCTGCGCCAACATTTCATTTCTTGGTTTCATATTAATTACTGGTGAACCAAGGCGAATGAAACCAACAATCTTCTTCGTGTTCTTTTCGATGACAGCCAGGCGAACCTGGCGACCAACAGGAGAAATGTTGATGTGAGAACTGGTGATGTTCAGTAGATTTTCCCATTGATCAATTGGAATCTCACAGACTTCAAAGTCCATGTCCCACGGATGCATATTGAAATCAGAAAACAAATCATCTTCTAATGGAAAAAGAGGATTGCTTGGCATTTCAGAAAGAGATGCCAACTTTTGATTTCGCATGTACTCATCGATACGATTGAATTCACCAAAGTAATCTTTGAATACTTTTGCACAGTGAATTGCATCGTCTATGTTCAAGATCATACTTTAAAACCTTCAAAGGCTTTTTTGGCTTTCATTTCTCTATTGCCAAAAGTATTCAATGGTTTGTCATTACCAGAATCAATAATATCATTTTGTGCAGATTGTTCAACATCATATAGACGCATCTTCGCTCTGTCAATACCAAGACTGAATCGTTTATATTGTGTTGGATCAGAATAACGATTCTTCAACTGTTTGACCATAATCTGACCAAGTTCTTCCAGTTCTTCGGAAGAAATCAATGCAAACATCAAGTCTGCCGTAGCGGGCAAACCAAAAGACTCACTTGTGTCTTCCAATCCGGGGTCGGAAGAAGTATATCCACTTCTTGTTGTTTGTGTCGCAGAAACAATAGGTAATCCGAACTCAACGGCAAGACCTCGCAATTCTTCTGCGATTGCTTTAACATAGGTATAACTGTTGACATTTGATCCTGCCTTAACGCGAGAACTACAACAAATATTGAGGTAATCCACAAAGATAATATCAGGAACAAAGCTTTTCTTGAGATTGAGTTCATTCAACAATGTCCTAAAATGTGTTACCGATGCTGCTGCTGTTGGGTATTCTTTGATGATTAACTTACCAACAGTTTTTTCCCTTAACTTTGCGATTCTTTTGTCATACATTTCCTTAGATAAGTTGACCAAATCATCCACAGTGACATTCAACAAGTTTGCATCAATACGTTCTGCAATCTTTTCTTCAGCCATTTCCATGGTGATATATAGCACATTCTTGCCTTGAACCATACATGACGCAGCAACGTGACACATGAACAAACTTTTACCAACGCCGGTGCCAGCAAGAGCAATATTCAATGTCTTTGCAGGAAGACCACCTTTGGTGATTTTGTTAAAATAATCCAAATCAAAAGGAATCTTTTCTTCTTTTCGATGGTAGAATTCATAACGATCATCAGAATTTTCCAGATAATCGTGGCCAACGGAACTGTCGAAACTGACAGCTAGTGCATCAGAGAGAATCTTGGGAATCTGACCCTTATCATGTGTCTTATCTTTACCATCAAGAATCGAAATTGAACCAAGAACTGCATTATAGATTGCTTTTTCTTGGCAAAAATGTTCCGTCTTGTCTACAAGCCATTCGATCTTAGATTCTTCTTTTTTGCCGTCTTCTATTTCTTTAAGATACGATTCGCATTTTTCTAGTTCTGTTTCCGTCAGACTTCTATTTTCTTTGATAGACAGAACTAGTGACTCAATTGAAGGTGTCGAATTATAGGCTTCAACGAACGATGTGATTTGATTGAAGATCGTTTTGTCGGTTCTGTCGGTGAAATACTCGGATTTTATGAAAGGTAAAACTTTGCGTAGATACTCATCATTGTAAATTAAGTTTTTCAGTATTGTCTGTTCCAGTTTCATCAATAATATCCTCATCCATATTAGATGACATTATCTCTACCAATAAGTCACCAATATAATTTTTGAAATCTTCGTCTTTTTCCAGCTTGGCTGGTTTCTTGACTTGAGATTCTAACACATCGTAAGCAAAAAGTAAATGAACTCCGTCACTTTCTTCTTTTATTTTAACCTTACCATATTTGAATACGGTATCTTTATAAGGTCCTTGTAGAAATTTGATGTGAACTGTTGTTGCATCATTCTTAGGATATATGTAACAAAAATCAACGCCCTCAATCATTTAAGACACCCTCATCGTCTTCACTCTGCATGATTTCAGTTGCGGCAACACGATATTTGCTTTCCACAAATTCTTGGAATGATTTTTGTTTCAGAACAGGCAACCAGAATTCTTTTGAATCGGTATCCTTTTCTCTATATTTTTTGTCCTCTACTTCACCGGAGGATACATCCACTTTGCTATACCACCCATTTGAGGGTTTGATGACATGTCCGGATTCCAATGCAATATCAAGTAAGCCTGACCACTTGCTAATGCCACCACCAAAAGATACAGTGACAGGGATTTTAGATTTTTCTTTAACATATCTACTCTTTTCTACGTTGATAATGAAATTATAACCAACAATTTCAGTTCCTTCTTTTTCTTGTTGGCGACCAATGATGAAGATGTTGTCAGCAGAATAATAAGAACCGGTGCCGCCACCAACAATGTCTTTCGGGAACATACCAATTTCTTTATATGTATGGTTGACAACAATCATGGGAATGTCTTTCAAAGACAAATGAGGTGTTACCATACGGAACAAACTCTTAACTTGTTTGGCGCGTGACATATCCGCAACAGACTTGCCTTCAAGTGCATCTTCGACCTCTTTCTTGGATGCAAGGTTACCAATTGAATCAATCACAATGATAAGATGTTCACCACGTTCCAATTGTGTCAATTGTTGCATCACATCAAACTTTAATTGCTCAATGTCGGTAAGAGGAGTATGAAGTACACGCTCAGTGTCGATACCAAAACTATCGAAATAAGACTGCGGAGTACCGAATTCTGAATCGTAAAATAGCAGTGCTGCATCAGGATATTTATCTAGATAAGACTTAGCCATTAATAGAGAAAAGGCCGTCTTAAAGTGTTTGGACGGACCTGCCCACATCGTAAGACCTGGTGTTAAACCACCATCTAGTTTACCAGACAATGCGATATTGATTGCTGGCACTGCCGTAGGAATCATATCTTTATCAGTAAAGAATTTCGATTTCGCCAGAATAGCAGAATCTTTGATGCTGCTGTTCTTTTTAATTTTATCAAGAATACTCATTTGTTTTCCTTTTATATTTCAACTGAAGAAGTCTTCCAAAGAATTATTCTTCTCAACTTTCCATTTCATACAATCCAATATCACACGAATTGGTTCCAAAAATGCTTTGTCGAATTGTACATCGTAATCAATATACCTGTCAAGTTCAAACTCTTTTGGTATTCTGGAAGGGAAAGAAATAACGGTATCTTTGAAGTGATTCGGCATCTTTAGATAGGTGAACTTGATCTTTTCACCTTCTTGAATTTTTTGATACTTCTTTTCCAATCCCATCAACTTGAGGTTGTGGTTATACAGAATTGCACCTTTAACGTGAATTGGTGTACCTTTTTTATATAGTGTAACCGAATCTGAATATGTGTTCAAACCATTAAGCCCACGCGGGAAAGATATCTCTTCTGGTGGTAATCTTTTAAACTCTTCTCGGAAGTTGGCAATGAAGTTTTGAACATCATTCTCGGTACCAGTCATCATCAACTGAATTGCCGCTTTCATCTTCTCACGGATTGCCGATGGTGTGGATGATTTAATCATTTCCAGTCCCATGACCTTCATCTGTGGTTCTTTATATTGAACACCTTCGTTGTTATACACATTCAGAATGTAACGCTTCTTGGCAGTCCACACACCTTTGTTGGACAGACCCTCACGTTTCATTTGCATCTTTTGTGAATATGCCTTAACATAGTCAGCAAGTTCTCCATAAGACTTGTCAATAAACGGTTGAATCTTAGTCTCACAAACTTTATCCATGAAGGATATCGCCCGGTTAATATCTTGACTTCTGTCCCCCATCGCAGATTGCACCAAAGGTCCAAGATTGAGATAGATCGAGTCAGTATCTGATGCAATGACATAATCAACACTTTCTGTTTTAAGAATATTATTCATGTACTGGTTAATCTTA